ACAATGGCGAAGCAGGCGCTCATCAACGCTCTGCGCAACACGCCTGTTGGCACAACGTTCGACGTTACGGAGGGGGTTCTTGATCTAAATTAAATTAACGAAACTAAATGTTTGTTCCTGACAGAAGAGGATGAACACATTAGGGTTCGCACCTGTCATGACAAATCCGGCGGGACCCGCATGCTTTACATCCACGGATCCCCATTTTTCCGAAACAGGTGCGCCTGCTCGCATGGCGGACGGACGCCTTGTAACTGACTACCGCCCCCGTTGCTACCAGTATCCGTTGCTTGCCGCGCAGCAGTGGGGTGATAACAACGCGCGCACGCGCATGGTTCACGGTGCCGATGAACTGATGGCGGCGGCACGCGAGATGAACGATCGTAAGAACACGCCTACCAGTTGCGAGGACACAATGGTTCCCGAACTTTACAAGCGTGTTTGTACATGGGAGGGCTGTAAGACTATTCCTGGTAATTTTCAGGGCATTGGCACCGGTCGCATCTATGTGCCGTCGTCGTCTGGAAATGCGTCGTCACCCCAAGCACTTTCCGATACGAACGTCCCCACAATACCGAAGACGTGGGCACGTCACCCGCCTAGACTACCCTCGCAGTGTGCTGTTGATGACCCCGAGACCCAGTGGTCCGTAAAGGGCGATGTTGCGACGTATGGCGGCTCGGCGCGGACGCACCCCTACTCCGCTCCTCGTGCTTAACGCAGTCGCCTTGGAGCGTAATGTTAATTAGAAACGCCATATAGAATGGAACATTCCGTTATTGGTGATGGTGTACAGGGTGTCGTAAGACGAAATCCTGTAGACGGCAGTGTAACAGTAAGTGGAAAAGTCACAGGACTTGGACCGTCTCCACAGAAAATCGTTTATATCGCGGCGGCGCCGGTCACACGTGGTATCGGCTTTGCCGGCTCGGGTCAACCGTATCCCAATAAGGAGATTGCGTATTCCAATACGCCGAATACAGGTATGTTTGAGTCGCCCGATGGAAGTTTTACAATTAACCTCAAGGGTATTCCCGCCGGCTATTTCAGCGGTCTCGGTAGTATTTACGTTCCGCCGTGTATCGATTTTACATGCTTTAACGCTGATAGAAAGATGTTTCACACTACACTTGTAGTGAACGAAACCGCGGCGCCTTATCGTTGGGGTTCCGGTGCGCCGGCAACAATGAAACCCGAAATTGATACACCTGATGCAACGGGGCGTTCTATGTATTATTTTGGTCGCGAGGCGTTGCCACTGTTTAATAATCAGGAAGCACAACTAAGAGCACGTGGTTACCCCGGTGAAATGACGTCGCGTGGCTGGCCTGAGGCGGATGACGCTAAGCCGTGGGCGCACGCATCGCCGCCTTCGTAAGCAATAATGTAATTTATTAATGTGTTTATATATATGGTATTAGTATCACATATATATAAATTTATCTATTTAAAAAATTATAAAGTTGCAGGAAGTTCAGTTGAATCGTTTTTTGGGCAATTCTGTATAGATCCTTCAAAAATACATGAATATAGATTTGATGATAAACAAGATGAACATATTTCAGAGTTTGGAATATTAGGTAGCCGAATGAGTGCTGTTAAGACACCATGGTTCAATCATAAAAATGCGAGCGATATTCAACGCGATCTAGGACATGATAAATTTAATACATATTTTAAATTTTGTGTTGTTCGAAATCCCTACGATTTAATGGTCTCTTCCTATTTTTGGGATAAACTAGATATTGATTTCAAAACATATTGTCAAAATTATGCACATAATTACGATAGATTAAATTCATCTAGAATATTTATTAATAATAAACCAATATGTCAATATTATATTCGCTATGAAAATTTACTAGATGATATTATTGTTGTATTAGAAAAATTGGGAATAAAGGACTATACTATTGAAGATTTGCCCAATCATAAAAGTGGTGTTCGTCCATCTGGCGACTCATATCGAAAATATTATGACGATGAAACGCGGGCTATTGTTAAACGCTTATTCCGGCAAGAGATTGATTTATTTGGTTATAAGTTTTAGGTCTATAACAAAAAATTGAACCTTTTCAGTCGTACTATTAGATTTGTACATTGAAAATGTCCACTGTAGCGCTTTCTAGTGTAGGCGATGACTATAGTCGCCTTGTTTCCCTCCTTTCTAGCTCTGGTTTGACCGTTGTTCCCTGGGCTTCTAACATAAGTAAATTGATCTGCGGCGCTGAGCACAGCAGCCGGTGGAAAGTCGCCGAGGCGCAGCGGCTTAACATACCAATTGTCTCCGTCGCGTCGGTGTTTGCGGACGCTCGGCGAAGCGGAGACTTGTGGGTCACCCGCTACGCGCCTACGCGGCTGCGTGATATGATTGGTCATGCCGCGCCAATCACCGAATTAACCGTGTGGCTAAAAGGATGGACGGACGCGGCGGGTTCGGTGCGTGCCGCGCTTGTTACCGGTCCGCCTGGCATCGGCAAGACGACCGCCGTAGGATTGATTGTTGCGGCGTGCGGCTATGACCTAGTTGAGTTTAACGCCTCCGATGAACGCTCTGCGTCCGCGGTGCGCCGTTACTTCGACGAAGCAAAGCGTAGTGGAGTGTGCGGTCGCCGTCGCGTGATCGTCATGGACGAAGTGGACGGTATGAGTGTGGGTGATCGCGGCGGTATTGGCGAACTGGCTCGGGTTATTGCGGTTTGTTCCTTTCCTATCATCTGTATTGCGAACGAACGGGGAACTCCGCGAATGCGCCCATTGGCTGCGTGCTGCCTCGATATTCGCTTTTCCCGTCCCACCAAGGGCGTCATTGCGAAGGCTTTGTATGAACGTGTTGTGAAGGCGGAGAAACTGGGCTATACAGTTGGGCAGGTGGAAGAGCTCTGTGAGCGCAACGGCAATGACATCCGCTCGCTAGTGAACGCGCTCCAGTTTTCATCAGTATCCTTGATGAACGGAGGGAAAGACGAACTTCAGCGTGTTGACGCTTTCTCCGCCACCGGTCGCCTTATTGGCGGCAAGGACAGCCGTGCCGTCAAAGAACAACTGGTCTTCCTTGACTATGGTATGATCCCGTTGATGGTTGCCGAGGGATACATTGCCGCCGCTAACAAACCACGCTATCACGGCGCCGACACCAGTGTACTGCTTCAGCGATGCGGGGCAGCAGGGGATTATTTGTGCGACTACGACATTCTTGATCGGCGTATTCATACATCGCAGGCGTGGGTGCTTATGCCATACGCCGTAACAGCGATTGTGAACGCTGCCGACAGCACCGCCGGTATCGCGCCTTTCCAAATCTTTCCATCCTGGCTCGGCAAACAGTCCAAGCGACTAAAGCATCGGCGGTGGTTAAGTAGTATGCGCAGTCGCGGCGTTTTCGGTGGTGGGGGCGAAGCGATGCTTGATACCCTTGACTGTCTACGACATAAACTATTTATGAAGGGGCGTTCTGCTGTTGATATTGTAGGGGACCTACAATCGTTTGGCGCCACCCGTGATGATATGCTTGAAACAATTGTAGAAATGACGTATAAAGAAGACGCTTCACGTGTTGTTCTCGATACTAAAACGAAGGGCGCAATTACGCGTGAATGGAAAAAAGTCGAATTGGCATCTGTTGCGCACCGGCAAACACCGGATACATCGCCGGACGACGATGTGGGGTCTGTTTCTGATGATGAGATGTATGTAGATGGTCTCGACGATTAGTGTATTAGTATTCAACCATTCGTTTTTCAAACGAAACATTGAATATGGGATTTGAGTGTTTGTTTGTTTACAAACCGCCAGGGAACTTGACAATGTGGGCACCGAGACCGAAGCCCGCACCCTGGCGCGCCGTTAGGCCGACCGAGGGCGACAGGAGATCCAGGATGGCGAACACAACCGCGGCTGTTGTCGCAATGACCGCAATCTCCTCGAGCTGGGGTGTCTTGCGGGGGATGATGACCATCGCCACGGCAACGGCGAGACCCTCCAGGAAATACTTGACCGCACGAGTGAAGAGCTCCGTGGCGTTAAAACCGTCCATTTGTCTTATACTCCGGGCAAGGAAAAAAAGTATGGCTCGTCGCGTTAAAGTTTAAAGATATATTTAACTCTTTTGTCTAGAACTATGTCGTCCAACGCTGAAGATACGGCAAAGGAGGTTTATCTTGAAGCGGATAAGGAAATTCCGGGACAGCATTATGTTGCGCTCAGTTTTATTAGCCCTCAAAAGGTCCTCAAGAACAAGGACCTTTTCTTTTTTACCGAGTTTCTAAAGAATTATGAAATTGATTACAAGATTAAGTCGACTGAGGGATTTGTGATGTCGGAGGTCCAGAAGGTTCAGGAGGCTGCTTCTAGGGTCCAGGATGTTGTTGAGAACGCGCTCCTAAAGAAGGATAAGATGGTCGACCTTAGCGGTGCGCTCCAGGTCCTTGCCGATCTCAGCGGCGCTCTTCAGGTAATTAAGGATGTCCGCCGTGAACTAACAACGGATATTGCGGAGGATATGAGCGTCTATGTCAAGAGCAAGGTCGCTGATTTCCGCGAGTCGGCAGTCAAGGAGGCGTATGAGACCTTCCTCTTTAAGAACAAGAAGCGTCTAGATGACGAGTTCTTTGCGAAGAACGATTTCCGCACAACGGTCCAGGGTGTAAAGGTGCGTGGTGTCTACGATACCTATAACGAGGCGATCCATCGCTGCAAGACCCTACAGAAGATTGACCCCTCCTTCAATGTCTACGTCGGTCAGGTCGGTTTCTGGCTTCCTTGGGACCCTGAGCCGCACGACATTGCGGATCAGGAGTATGCGGATGACCAGCTCAACACCCTCATGAAGAAGTATAAGGAGAACGAGCAGAAGCGCGACGAGCTCTACACGGAGCACAAGATCCTACGTATGGGCGAGGCGAAGACGAAGAAGCCCGTTATTGGCGCAAGTGTGACGGACGAGTCGAAGCCGGCGGGCGATATGTTCGGCGAGGAGGACCCGTTCATGAAGCGTAAGCGAGAGCAGGCGGAGGCGGCAGCGGCGGCGATCACCGCGTCAGTCGTCAAGGCGGTTGATGCTGCTGCTGCGTCTACGGAGAACACCCTTGTCATGGATAAGGCGTAAATATAATCACTATACTTTCTAGAATATGAGTTGTCCATACAAATATATTCTAGGCATTCCTGGGCAGGGCGTTCATGCTAAACGAATTATGGGTTATGCTCAGAATGATATACTCGCTACTATTGTGTTAGCTATCGTGACGGCGTATTTAACCAAGCGGAACTTTTTAGCTATGTTTGTGCTGTGGTTTGTGGTTGGCGAAATTTTACATTACGTATTCGGCACTCAAACCGCATTTCTAACCTCGATTGGGGTTAAGGTTGATTGCGATTCCTAGATCATTTAAAGTTGCTGAATTTCTAACAAGGTATAACACAATGCTTGTGCTCTACCTAGTTGCTGACGATCCCGCGACCAAGGAAATGTATCTGAAGCAGGCAGAAGCGTATATGGCGAAGCCGCGACAGGAGCGCGACGCCGGCTTCGACCTTTTCTCGGCTAGCGTAACGGTGAAAGGAACGGCTACTACGCTGGCTGGCGGCAGTGACAGCATGGGTGCTGCGGTCAAGGTCAGTCAGACGTGCCGCGCTGCGGTCTACGATCCTATGCTTGGTCGGTTTCGCGCCTACTGGATGCTGCCACGCTCCTCCATTTCCAAGACGCCGCTGCGACTGGCAAACTCCGTCGGTCTGATTGATGCCGGCTACCGCGGTCCTTTACTTGCTATGGTCTACTCGACCGGCGCCGATGTTCAGATTGCGTTCGGTGACCGCTACTTCCAGATTGCCGGTCCGGATCTACTGGCGTTTGATCGCATTGAAGTTGTTGATGAAATTCCTGGCGGTGCTACTGTTCGCGGCTCTGGTGGTTTCGGTAGCACGGGTAAAACTGGTGTTATGTCAGAGACTATTAACGAATTTAATGGCGGTATTGACTATATCCGCTAAAACTGTTTATCTAAAGTATTTTTGTTTAGATTTTGTAAATGGTCCAAAGAATACCAATGGAAGTGGGTAACGCTTTAAGAGAGCTGGCTCGTCTAGACCCTTACGCCGCACCTGGTTACTTATGGAAAAATCCATTTAATCCTCGTGCGACGGGGCGCCGATGGACTCCGCGGACCTTAGCCTTCTTTGAACGGTGGCAACAATACGAACGACAGAATTTGGAGGAGTTGGCTGCTGAGGGGGCTAATACTTATTTACCTGAAGCACCGGTCCCTTTGTCGCCGCCCCCGTTGTCAACATAGGCGTTCCCGTCTCGCCTGCTTGCTCTGCAAGTTCCTTCTGGCGCTCGTATTCCGCCGACCGCACCCAGTGATCCCGCGACCCAATCTTAAACTCAGGGTGCGGCTGTGCCTTATACCAAAATACACAATCCTCAATCTTATTGGTATGCGCGCCGTTATGAATAACTAAGCATTCGTAATCCTCGGTACACTGGTCCATAATCTGGCAAAACAGCTCAAAGGTAGGAAAAATACCGGCAAACTGCTCGTAAATACGGCGACGGGCTGACACCTGATTTTCTCTTAAGATAAATACGTAATCCACCTGTCCTCGTAGGACTGGCGGAATACCCATCACATACTGAATAGCCAAAATATAGAGTAGACCGTAA